CTCCAGTTTCATCTGTTCATAGTCGCTCGTTTCATAGTGTTGTGTTGTTGGAATTTGTATTTTTGGTTTTCCAATTGGGGGTTGTTCACTATAATTACTAGTCATTAAGGCTAGTTTGTCATATGCATTAGCATAATCAGAATAGAAGGGTAAATCGTGGGCCCAATAACGTATGCCTATAGCCATTTGTTCATAGTAGAAACGTAATTGGGGTGGTGTATAACCAACTGCTTTTACTGACCAGTGAGATAAAGGGTTCATGCGATCAACTTGTCTCACTATTTTATGATTCATTTTGCCGTCTTCCATGTATTGTATGACATTGGTAGAGCAAAATGTTATATCTGTGTAAGGTCCATTATGTATGTATTTGGGTACAAGTCCTAGTTCTCTCCATACATTGTCTGCAATTTTGATGAACTTATCAGCTGTTTCAGGTGTTGTGAGTGATCCATAGTCATCGCCTGATGTGAAGAGTTCATATTCGCTTGGGTGTATTGAGAGTTTGTTTTCGAAAATAAATCTACCTACAGATAAATTAGTCAAAGTATTGGCTAGTGTGGTGTCAGGTGAACCAGAGAAAGTTGTAGAATCGACTTTTGCCGATCCTATAACCGTTATCCTTTTATTGATATATGCTTTGGCAACTAAAGTTCGATATCGTTGAGTTGTGATTGACCGGAATAGTTCATCGGTTACATGGTATATCATACGATTATCGACTAAGTAATTGTAAAGTTTGTTGATGAGATATTTCATATGGTAGTACTGTGTTGTATCCCATCGTGACCCATCAATGTCTTGTGATTGAGTGAGTCCACGCTCGTAGCAATGGTCAAAGTATTCTTCTATTTGTCCCCAATTCTTATATGCATGTTTCTGATTATTGAATTTATATCCCTTGAGTTTGTTCGTGAATATTTGTTCAATTGCATGGGTGACAGGTCCCATAATCCACTTGACGTGGTTAGGGCAAGCTGATATTGCTCGGCATTTGGGTATTTTATGAGTGTCTTTATTATTCTTAATGGTTCTTTCGGCTATTTGTTTTTCTTTCTTAGTAAACAAGGTATAAATATTTTTATACCATTCCGGTTTTTCTTTAATTCCATTTAAATACTCATAATAATATGGTAGTACTTCATCCTGATGCTTTGAATCTTTAAGGTGGTTAATCCATGCGGGTATATCATAAGTGAAATCAGTCAAAAGAGGAACAATATATTCCTCAAATAAGACATCACAGTACTTATGATATTCCTTTATGGTATTTTTATTAAGGCGGTCTTTTTGTTCTTGCCGCATTCCTTGTAAGTGTCGCATAAATGAATTCCAAAGATTACGTGCGCAATCAGAATGTACAATTACTTTGTGCATCTGTGGGGTTGTTGGTAATATTTGTCGTAATGCTACTTTAGTTGTGTTGCATGTGCAATCTATATCAGTGATTTTCGTGTTATAGTGATATTGATGTAACTCGGAAATCTGTAACTGATGCTTCCCAATAGTGTATTCACTCATTTCTTCCTGTGAGGACTTGGGATAGCAGTGGGTGGTGCGAAAGTGCTCATTTCGTCGACCACCCATAGGTGCCCACAAATTCTAAGCATTATTCTCTGCCCCTTTTATAGGAGCAAAGAGATGTTCGATGAGACCTGTTGCTTTGAATGTGTTGTCTATATTGTTGATGTTTTGTGTAGTTATATCTCGGCCAAAGAATAAAAGTAAATTATCAAGTAAATTGTAGTTCGTTGTACTGGTCAATTTGCCTGAATGTAATTGGGTTATTGTGTCCATTAACAAAGATTCTTTGAGTTTGAGGTGTTGGAATAGTATTTGAGCCTGGAACATCATAATATATTTGGCAATAGTAGCCACATCAGTTTGGGGTATTGTTTTATTTTTCTCTGTGATTAAACGGTGGATATCAAGGATGTGGGTTTCTTTGTTGAAAGTTTTGCTATTGAGGGTTTGGGAACATACTCGTGACAATAATTCATTAGATATCGTTATTTTCTTGGCAGGTGCTTTAATTTTAAAATTTGTCATGGTGGAATGATCAAACAAGCTTATATCTTTATAAGTTACAAGCATTGCTCCATCATCTCCTTTTAAGGTATAAATATTATATGTTTTACCTTCATCATCTGTGTATGGCCGTGGTTCTCCATATGTTGATGGGTTGATATCATCTTGGAACATTGAAGTTGCTGTGTATAGTATCTCTTGAGGTGCCAACTTAAATTTATCGTGTCTTTTAAGTTTGGCATTCTTGGCGTGTGATTTGAAAGGTTCTGTAAAACCAGTTATGAGTTTTGATTCTTTTGTTTGACAATTGGGGCATTTGATTCGTGCATAGTTATTACAGAAAACATTTAAAAATTTATCCATTATATTCACATTGGGTTTTATTTCATTGGGGTTTTCGGTGTCGTAGTGATGATTTTTACTTTCGAGTTCAAGGGCTTGTAGACAAACATCACAGACAAAGGCGTTGCATACATTTCCTTCATCATCATGGTGGTACTCAAGGGCTGCTACAGGACATCTGAGGTGACAGTGGTCACATTTCTTGATGTCGTCAGAGTGTATTTTGTATATAGTAAACGACACGTATTCGGTAGCACCGAGAGTTATTCGATCTCCTGCTCGAATTTGTAAGTAGTATTTAGAAACACTATCAAAACCAATGATTGCTATATCAGTATATGTTAGTTGTTGGAATCGTTTGGGGTGGGAGTATAGTCCAGAATTCCCTTCGACGACCATATTCATTTTGGTTGCGTCAGTTGGGCATGTAGTTACTTTGCCATAATTGCGATTTCCAATTGTTATCTCGCCATCTTTCCTATAAAGGTGAAAACAACCAGTTGCAACTAGTCCGAGTTGCATAAATTTGGTTGCTTCAAGGAGTTCATCATCTGTTATATAGTATATAGAGTCTGTGAAATTGTATACTTTGTTTTTGTAGTATTCAATTATTAAGTCGGGATCATAGTGACATTTCCTATATTGATCAATATTGAAGACTTGTAAGGTTTGTTCTATATATTGTGTATTGGGGCTATTTTCTACAGCTCTTTTACGTTCAATTATCCTTGGATAGTCATCATCACTACATCTTGGGCATAGTGCAATTCCATCTGTATTATAGTTGATGAATCGCGATCCACTTCCAACATCAATCATCTGGCAGCCATAAGATATGGATAGTATATTTCCGTCTTTATCTCTTGATCTGATATTAAATGACAATGCAAATAATATATTCTGT